ACTTCCTCACCATCCTTCGCCGCTCCGATTTCCTAGTCCCAACACAAACACAACAACCAACCACATAATAACCATGCCAAATACAACCATAACCACACCCGCGGGCATCGCTCGCTATCCCAGCCTCAACCGCGCCGACACCAAGTTCGACGAAATTGGGGTCTACAAAGTCAACCTTGAGCTGTCCGCGGAAGACGCCAAGCCGTTCATCGATGATGTCGAAGCAATCCTCGCTGAGTTTGTCGCCGACAAAAAGCGCGAGCTGAAGAAGGACAAACTCAAGATGCACGCCGCGCCTTGGGAAGAAAATGACGGCCTCGTCCAGCTCAAACTGAAGGTCAAAGCCATCGGCAAGACCAAGGCCGGCGAAGAGTATTCCCGCCAGCCGAAACTATTCGGCGCTGACGGCCAGCCGCTTGAAGCCAATGTTGGTGGCGGCTCCAAGATCAAAGTCGCGGTCGTGCCCTACGCCTGGTACACGGCCAGCCTCGGCGCTGGCATCACGCTGCAGCCGAAGGCGGTGCAGGTGCTTGAACTAGTCACCTGGGGCGATGGCGGCAGCGCTGCCAGCTACGGCTTCGACGTTTCGGAAGCCAAGCCCGCCGCACGCAAGACCGGCACCGACGACGAAGAGATCACCTGGTAACCCTCATGCCAGCGAAAAACACCACACGCAAACCCAGCACCAAGGGCAAGGCGGCGCGCGCCGCCAAGCCCGCAGTGCCGGATCGCTTCACCGAGGACGGCCGCAAAATCGTACGCCTTGAGAAGACCCGCGCCCACCAGAAGTATCCGCTCAAAGACGGCACCGACGTTCCGGGCGCCAGCACCATCGCCAAGATCGGCGAGGACAGCAGCGGGTTGATCCATTGGGCGTGGAAACTCGGCATGGAAGGCCAGGATTACCGCAAGGTCCGCGACAAGGCCGCCGACATTGGGACCATCGCGCACTTCCTCATTGAGTGCTTCCTGCACGGTCACGTTGCCGACCTCTCCGAGTTCAGCTCTGCGGATATCGAGAAAGCCACCATCGCCTTCAACAACTTCAAGCGCTGGTGGGATGACGAAGGTCTTACCGTTATTGAGCCGGAGGTGCAGCTCGTCTCCGAGGAGTTCCTCTTCGGCGGCACCATCGATGCACCGTCCCGCGACCGCGACGGCAAGATCGTCCTCCTCGACTGGAAGACCAGCAAGGCCATTGTCGGCGCGCACAAGATCCAGTTGGCCGGCTACGAGCAACTCTGGAACGAGAACCGCCCCGACATGAAAGTCCAACGCCGCGGCATCGTCCGCATCGGCAAGGAGTCGCCGGATGACTTTGAGGTGTCATGGATTTTTTCCGCAGAACCGCTGTGGGAAAACTTCAAGGCCCGCCTCGCACTCCACTACGCCAACCTCCGGCTCAAGAAAGCCGCCTAAATGAAACGCACCCGCCGGTTCGTCGTCCGAGAACAGACATTTGGTCTGGTCGTGGAGTTCTATTGCGGAACTCCCCAAGCGTCGGCGATCCGGCGGTGTGCGAACATTCTCCAGCTCGACCCCAAAGACCCCGACAACCAGCCCGACGACAGCGATGCCGCCTGGGCGATGTGCTGCGGAGGCCAAGCGGTCGTTTGGATTGAAGACGCCTCAGACACCGGATCGCTCGTCCATGAGCTGTATCACGTTGTCGCCGACTTCCTCAAACACATCACCAGCAGCGACGAGGAGACCGGCGCTTACTTGATCCAATACCTTTTCCGAGAAGCTATCAAAAAGAACAAACCATGAAAAAACCCGCAGGACTCTACGCAAACATCCACGCTAAAAAAGCCCGCATCGCCGCCGGAAGCGGCGAGAAGATGCGCAAGCCCGGTTCCGCCGGCGCGCCCACCGCCAAAGCCTTCCGCGCATCCGCCAAGACCGCCAAAGCGCGCCGATGACCTCCGGCGCCCTCATCGCCTTGGTCGGCTTCATCTACTTCGCCGTGGCTATCGACCTCGGCCTCATCCAGCACCGCTACTGGCACGGCTTGATCTGGCTCGGCTACAGCATCGCGCAAATCGGGCTATGGAGGGTAACAATTTATGACTAACTTCAGCATTCTCACGCCCGAAATCGCCGAACTCGACAAGACCATCACGCTCCTGCGCAGCAAGCGCGAGAAGCTGGTGGCGCGCGAGGCAAAGAAAAAGGCGGACGCCTTGTGCGCTGAAATGCGCAAGCGCAAACAAACCAAATGACTTTCAAGTTGCAGGCTCAAGCGGGTTCTCGCCGGCGTTCATGTGGTGTGACGCCGCGGACCATCTCCGGGATGCCCAGCTCCACCGAGCGAGACGAGTGGGGCGCCTGCACATCTTTTCCATGATCTCTTGGCCACCCCAAAACTTCCGCGTCGAGGTAGACGGCATCGGCACCTGCCGCGTGCTCTACGTTGTCGCGCAGGGTGGCATGGAGAACGACTACGTCACCGTCTGCCGCGAAGACAACGGCCGGTGGCTGACCGCGCGCATCGACCAGCTCGCTGCCGCGGAGAATCCGACTTTGGACATTTTGGGCGCTGGCACGGCTTAACAAAATCGGCCCTGGGGAGGACCGAGCGCTAACCAGCCAGCGCCCATTTACAAAATAATATGAGCATAACGCTAAATGACGCAGAGCAGAAGCTCGCCAAATACTTGGCCGCGCAGCGGCACGCAGCAAATCGCAGCAGCGGGACAAAAAACTCGCGCATTGGGCCACAGAGCGACGAGCAAACGGACCTAGAAGGCATTGGTGCCGAGATGGCGTTTTGCAAGATGTTTAACGTCTACCCTGACACTCAAATTAACGAAAGACCGGCAGAGGACGCCGTTTTGCCTGACGGTAAAACTGTGGACGTAAAAGCCACACCTTACGACGGCGGACACCTCTTGGCTGCGCGCTGGAAAAAGTGCAACGTGCAAATGTATTCGTTAATGGTCGGCAAGTTTCCGACATATCGGCACGCAGGCATGATGCCAGCCAAAGAGCTTTTGCGCGAAGGGCGCCTAAAGAATTTTGGGTACGGCGAGAGTTTTGCCGCATCCCAGTCTGAGCTGGCCGCTTAGGAGCGAGTGAACGAGCACGCACAACGCTTCAAGCCCACGCCGCACCCTGTCATGCAGGTCGATCTTGACTTGCTTGAGAAACTAGGGCCGGACGAAGGCTGGAAATACTTAAAAACACGCGAAGAGCTGATCGCCCGCGAGGCATCAGACCCGTTTCGCTATGGCTACATCCCGCCGGTGTGGAAGCGCGCGTCTGAATTGCTGGAAAAGCACCGTGAAATCCTCGTCATGGGTGGAAACCGCAGCGGCAAGACCGAATGGGCGGCCAAGGAAGTCATTAAGACCATGTATTCCAAGCCCGGGGCCGTTGTCTGGTGCTTTCAAACCACTGCTCCGAACAGCATTGAGCTTCAGCAGCCGCGCATCTGGAAATACATGCCGCCGGAGTGGCGTAACGCGCGCAAAGGACAGGTCACCAACATCACCTACAGCGTCAAAGGCGGCTTCACCGAGGGAAAATTCGTCGCGCCGAACCAAAGCATCTGCGTGTTTCGTAATTACGCGCAAGATCCTTCCACAATTGAGGGCGGAGAGGTCGATTTCTGCCACGCAGACGAGCTAGTGCCTCTTGATGTTTTAGAGACGTTGCGATTTCGCCTCGTAGACCGCAATGGCAAGCTCGCTGTCACATTCACGCCGGTTCAAGGCTGGTCGCCGACCGTGGCCGACTACCTGTCCGGCGCCAAGACCATCACCGATACGGACGCCGAGCTGCTCCCGCTCAAAAACGACAAAGGCGAGATCTCTGGCTACGACAAAGTGCCCATTGAGCAGATCAATCCCAAGGGCCGCCCGATTCTTTACTTCCACACGCAGTCAAATCCCTGGGCCGGCTGGTCTCGGATGAAAAAAGAGCTGCAGAGCGAGACCAAGGAAAAAATCCTCTGCCGCGCCTACGGCGTCCCGACCAAAGCCATCAGCGGCCGGTTCCCCTTGTTCAATCCCA